CAGCGATGCTATTATTGAGGCTCATATGCGGATCAAGACTGACCCCAAGCCTATCAATATTGATTCGTTTTATGATTTCTATCAACGTAGAGCCACATGGGTGACCAAGGGTGGACTGGTCTATAACAAACTGCCCAAAGGGATGAAAGAGTTTACTGCGTCTATATACGATGCAGTTTTCAACACAGTCGAAGAGATCAAGGGGCGACACAACAAGAAGTCTCTCTTCGAGGTGTCCGAGCTGTATGAAATACTGAAAGGATGTAACGCTGAAAACTTCAACATGACAAAGACAATGATTAAGTATGAAGTTGGTAAGAAGGACCGAACGTTACTCCCCGGTTCACTGGCCCACTTTATTGTCTTTTGTTATATACTGGTGCTTGCTGAGAAACAAGAGCAAGTCGGCAGTGTGCGCTTAAATGCCAAAGAGGATGTGGACATATCCTACTTTGATAAGAAGATGGGTACAGGCATATTTCATGTCTTGTACGATTGGGCAGACTTCAACGAACAACACTCAGCGTGGGAGATGGCACAGGTTATTCAGGCACTAAGTGACTACATGCCGCAAGCCCCAGACACAGCCATGTTCTGTGAAGCCATAGTGAGAGGAATGTACACTATGGGTTTAGAGGATAGGGATGGCAAGGTCTGGAAGTTATGGCGTGGCCTATACTCTGGTTGGCGTGGCACAACGTGGATCAATTCGGTCTTAAATTTCTGCTACGTCAATATCGCACTCAAGAACCTGGCAAGGATAAGTGGCCAAGAGTGCGTCCTGATGGTTGATCACGGTGGAGATGATGTCGATCTCATGCTCAGTCAGCCGGAACTCATGCCAGTATTCCTGGAGATCATGGACAATATGCTGTTTAAAGCAAATAAGTGGAAACAGATGTTTGGCAAAAGGTCAGAATTCTTCCGGAATACCATCAGTGGGGCCGCCGTATATGCTAGTCCAACAAGAGCTCTGGCCAGCTTCATTGCAGGTGACTGGGAAGGCGCAGGCCGTGCGACCGTTCGTGAGCGGGTTGTCAGCTTGCTAGACCAGATAGCCAAGCTCAGGAGACGGGGGGTTAGCAATGTGATGTGCCAGGGTTTGACTATGGCGACAATCAGCCACTGGTGTAAGGTAAAAGATGGGGAAGAATGGGTCAACCTCCCACCACACATCCTACACGGGCGCGCAAGCCAAAACGGCCTTGGGATACCAGACGTTAACAATAAGGTCTGGGTACTGGAGGATGATGTACCTGAAGTAAACGAAGAGTGGTACAAGGTGGTGGTGCCGGACTACAAGGCCAGCCGGGATTATGTTTCAGTACTCGCGTCTGAGATGGAGAAGTTCAGCCTAGTCATTGAGAGACAGCAGGCCCTGGCAGAAAAGCTAGCTGAAGATTCTTTTGATCTGGAGAAGAGTGTGGACCGACAGGCCTGGCGTAAGCTGCTCGAGTTCGAAACGACTGTCATCGGTTATGAAGACGTACTAGAGGAGATGGTTAACGAGGAGGTGTTCGAAAACTTCCTGGAGTTTAACATAACCGACGGGCTGCAAAAGAAGTTTGACAAAGCTTCGCGGTACCAGGAGTATGTTGGATATATCACCCATCAAGGGACGCCGTTGACAAAAGAAGAATTAGTAAACTTGATGTCAGACGGCGAAGTGAGCATTGAGGCTCTAGAATTCCAAGGTGATATCTATTATGCTAGGCTGGTCCCAGAATTCATCAGTAATAGGGCTACTATCTATTGTCGAGCAGCCATCAATGGCGAGTTTATAGATAGCGG